TCAAGTAATGGGGCAATTGCTGCTCCGAATGCTCCACCGACTGCTCCGAAATACTTATCTTGGTTGTTAGATGAGCGATTATTGGGGTATGCTGTCTTGGATTTGATACCATAATCAGCTGCCGTAGGTGCGCCACCATTGCGAGCACCGGCGGGAGTCAATGCTGGCCCAGCAAGCTGTATCCTGTGCGTTGGCATATGTTCACCATCAACATATAATGCAGAGTTTTCATATCCAGCCCCTCCAGCATATTCAACTGCTGTTCCGGGACGACTTACATCCTTGTCAATGTGAACGGAACGCATAGTTTGTGCCTTTTCTGCTCCAGTGGTTGTGAAATACCGGTCTTGTGACATTTCGAACGAGGTATCGACCCGGTTCTTCTCTTGAACACCCTGAGCACCCATTTGCTTGATGTGAGATGATGCTGGTCCTTCGTGACCGAGTAGTCCGATGCCTCCCGATTTGGGATTCGTTAGAACACGAAGTTCATCAACATTCTTTTCGCGCCATGAGTCGCGACCCATCATGCCCGAATTGAAGCCTTCACTGCCTTCTGTTGTATAGCCTAAACCAAGTCCGGGCGCAACCTGCTGCTGTTCGAATGGGTTTACATTGGCCATGCTTGTACTTGGGTTCACGCGAGAACGCATAAACTCGGTATTATTCGGTGCTCCGTGTGCCCATTGTTGATGTTCTTTGGGCGCAAAGAGAGGTGCTTGTTCTTTTTTGGAGAAATCTTGAGAACCCGAACCCACGTAATTGTCGAGTACACTTTCGTTGGCTCTCATGTCGGCTGATCTGCTACGAACACTACCTTTGAAGAATGGGACCATATTGTTATGATTATAATAATCTTCTCCGACACTTTCGCCGCTTAATGATGTGAATTTTACATCGGCACTGCCGTCTCCGCCGTATGACTGTGTCATTTTTTTATTCATATTGGCATTGAAGTATTTATCGGTGTAAACGTTAGACCCATCGTATTTATTATCATTTGATAACTTAGACGAGCGGTCACTTTCGGCGGCGGGTGTTCCTTCGGGAACATAATTGCGGTCTTGTATATCTACATTGGGTAATCCGTATGGACCAGATGAAAAATTTTCTCGTTCGTTATTTTGGCATGACGCGGCATATAATCCTGACAATGCTATGAGTGGTATAACTACTTCCATGATAGTATATTAATATATAATATATTATCATTTTATCCGTAGAAGAATTTAAATCATAACGTATTTTGTTCCATTTGCGTCAGCCCCCGATGGCTGACTGGTTAAAGTCTTGCCTCCTCCTGCGTTTGGGTCGGGGTTATCTTCATCGAGTCCTTCTATAATTATACCTCGAGGTGCTTTTACTTGATTACGGACCTTATCTTTCTCTAAAATACGTGTAGATTCATTATGTTGGAAAGGTATGGCAGTCTTTGATTGAACGTCGTGGAAAGAAGTTGTCCATTGACTATGTTCTAAATCCCTGTACATCCAAGCGGGATGACTAGCCCGAGACTCGTCTACAAATGATGTCGAATTATCGTATATTCTACTGTGCGTAATTGGTATAGCAGAGGTGTATTCATTATCATCGGCGACATTTGTGCGACCGATACCACGTAAATTACTTTCCAAGTTAATTGTATTAGTTCTCAGATTTGCCCCCCATTTCTGAAGTCTAATCTGAGGGTCTTCCATAAAAGGGGTATTTAAACCAGGACCAGGTGCGTTAAGTTGGTATCTGCTTGTTCCGGTGCTTTGTTGTAAACCTTTTCTAATTCTAATTGGGTCGTCGTGAAATCGTGTAAATGACATTATATATAACTCTCATATATAATGTTGTTCGTAAAAAAGTATAAACATTTTAAATCAAACTCTATAATCGATGTCGTGTCCGTGCATATGTCTAAATATGATTGTAAAAAACGAGAGTGCTATTATAACACGTTTGTTTGATAGCATATTACCATTGATAGATAGTTATGTTATTTGTGATACAGGTAGTACAGACAATACTCCTGACCTTATACGTAATTATTTTATATTGCATGGCATTCCCGGTAAAGTAATAGAAGAACCGTTCCAAAATTTCGGTTATAACCGGACTCATGCGTTAAAGCAGTGTGTTGGTGCAGAAAAAGCAGACTATTTACTATTGATGGATGCTGATATGAAAATAGAATACTCGAAAAACTTCGATGTCAAAAAGTTTAAAGCTTATGTATCGAGATATGATGCGCATTATGTGCAGCAGGGTTCAAATGCGTTTTACTATAAGAATATAAGGATTGTTCGTAATACGGTGGGTTTATCTTATTGGGGCGTAACTCATGAGTATATGGAGTTGCCTCGTACTACCAAATATGGTTTTTTTGCGAAGGGTGATATTTTTATATGTGATATAGGCGATGGTGGGTCAAAGAGTGATAAATACGAACGAGATATTAGATTATTAACTAGTGCACTAGATGATAAACCCGACAATGCTAGGTATACATTTTATTTGGCAAATAGTTATCGCGATTCCTTTAAACATAAAAAGGCTATAGAAACGTATCATAAACGTATAAAATTGGGTGGATGGGAAGAGGAGATCTGGTATTCTAAGTATTCGATTGGAAACATATATATGAAAATGAATGACGTTAAGAGTGCCATTTATTATTTGTTATCAGCGTGTTCTAACCACCCATTGCGTATCGAAAATATATATGAGATAGTAAAACATTATCGTGTTAACGGTGAGAACGAACTAGCATACATGTTTTATAAATTGGCAGACGAAAAACGACAGAAGATAAAGCACTGGGATTTCTTATTTTTGGAAAAAGACGTGTATGATTTTAAACTGGATTATGAATTATCTATATTGGGATATTATTGTAAAGACATTAAATGCGATTATGTCAAACTATGTATGAAGTTATTGGAATATTCCATATCTGATGTTCATATTTATAAAAACGTTATTAGTAATTATAAGTTTTATGCTCCGAAAATAGATTATATTCACGAAGATAAATATAAGGTTCTCTCAAGTGTGGGAGAGAACCTGGTAGACAAAGAGCAATTTCACGGTAGTACTCCGTCCATTTGTTGGCATGATAATTGTATATTCATTAATAGAAGATTTGTGAATTATGTAATAGATGATATCGGTGCTTATATAAATAAGACTAATATAACAACAATAAATGTTATAGCTGGGTTCTCTACAGACAACGATAATCTTATTCAAACATACAAAGAGAACCAGTTACATTATGATACAATGAAAGACGGTTTGTATGTAGGATTGGAGGATGTCAGGTTATTATCACTTGGGGGAATACTTCTATACACCGCAAATAGAGGGATAAATGATTTAATGATGGTTGAACACGGAGAGATTAATATGACACACGGAGAGAACCCAACCACATTAAATGAAGCATTATTAAAAAAAACAGGTCAATTAGGTATAGAGAAAAACTGGGTGTTATTCACTGACATACACAACAAAAAAAGGTGTATATATAGTTGGTTTCCGTTAATAATAGGTTCTCTATCGAGTGGTAGATTTTTAAATACACATGAAATGACAATGCCGAACTCGTTGCGTAATGTGCGGGGGTCAACAAATGGTGTTATAATTGGAAATGAAATCTGGTTTATATGTCATATGGTATCATGTGAAAAACGTCGTTATTATTATCACATAATGATTGTGCTCGACAGATTATCATTTAAATTGAAGAGATATACTCCGTATTTTACATTTAATGGAGAACCAGTAGAATACACACTTGGTTTCATTTTCAAAGATGAACAATTTATAATAGGATATTCGACAATGGACAGAACGACACAATTTATAACTGTAGAAAAAGAATGGTTCTCCAAAATGTTCGCCAAATTGGATTTCGATGAAAAAATAGAGGATGAGAATGAAATTATTACCATAAGCATGTAGTTTTTATACATTGACTGTTTTACACGATGAGACGGTAACCTCGCCTGTGTGCTCACCTTTTGACACATTACGAATATAGGTATACACGACGCCGCATTTCTTAATATTTTTGGAAGACGACCTGATCTTACACAGATATGCACAACGACGAATAACATTTTTGGGTATATCCTTGATGCACAAATCAGTCTGTAATACAACATACCCGGACGGGGCATCTGATACATGAAACCATACGTGCGAATCGTCAGACGCATCGAGGAGCATCCAATTTTCGGTCTTGTTTGTGCCGATTCTCAACGTGTAAGTAATCATATTACTTGTAAATTCTTCTGTAATCATATTTTTTGTTTTGTTTGTTATATTTATATAATATAACAAAATATTCAATTTTATCATCGAGCTAAATTAGTTAAATTGTAAATCAAATAATTTACATCTAACTAATTTAATATAAAGAAACTTAATTTAATATAAAGAAACTCTCATAAAATATATATAATGTCAACACAATGCTACCAATGCAGTAAACAATTCTCACAGAAGAGTCATTTAGATGCACATTTAAATAAGAAATTTAGTTGTGCGAAATGTAATGTAAATTTCACTACCCAGTATGCATATATCAATGACAAACCTATCCATATAGACGATTATTCAAAGGATTTAACCGGTAAACCGCGATGTGAACGAAGACATGAACTTGTTTATGTAAATGGTAACACAAGAAAAAAACACTTCAGACATAAAAATTCATATGATGTAGGTGGTCAACCAATGACGAAATGGCACTGCGATTGGCAAGGACATTTTCCTGTAACCGAAGTAGAATTCAAACAAATTAATACAGCACAAACGAAAGTTCGTCGTGCTGACGTTGTAATTGATAACCACGACATAATTATAGAAATACAACACAGTCAGATAGACGACGCAAATGTTATATGTAGAGCAAGTGATTATAAGTTTCACAACAAGGACATAATATGGATAATTGATGGAAATACAGAAGACGTTGTGTTAGAAGCACTTGATAATGGCAGTTACGCAATTACGTTTAATAAATCGTGGAAATACAAATCATTCTC